CGAAATTTTTACCACTAAAGAAAGCGTTTACTTCTTCTGCAGTAATGTCGTCGTGGTATGCCTCGCCAAGCATCCCCTTTAAATTTTCAAACATATTTCCTCCTTTGTAGTGATTAAGCGTCTTCTCTGACGAATACAAGTTGCAATTCTTTAAGCGTCCTGCAACTCGGACGAATTTATATAATTAAGTCCTTTCGTTATTTATCCAAAGATATATAATCTTTCACCGACAATCCGAAGATTTCGGAGGGAACTAATTACCTATCTGTTTTGTGTGGAACCCATTTTATTTTCTTTTGATGCTAGTTTCTCAATTTCTGCAGTTCTATTGGCTCCTGTTGATGGTCTATTCATTCCTTCGCCACTAGCATCTGCTGACGCTTTGGCAAATTGGATTGCTAGTTTTTGTCTGTCTTCTTTTGCTTGCTGACCACGTTCAACCATTTCGTTAACACGATTTGTAAGTCCTGATAACTCTAATGCGTCTACTGTAGCAAGTTCTTGTGTTGCAACCAATGTTGCGAATGTTGTTGCTCTTGTAGAGACATTATCATGACTATGTCTTGGTATACTAACATCAATATCCAATGCGTTCAAATCGTTATCGATAAGACCAAGAGTTTTTAATATTTTTAAACCTATTTCTATTTGTTTCTTTTTTGCTTTTTTAATAAACATTTCTTTAAGTCTAGCAACGATTTCTATGTCTGTCCAACCGTTTCTATTAAGAACCGCTGTTCCAGTATCACCGCCGGTACCGTTATTTTCTCTATCAGGAATACCTGTTATAACATTCATTGCGTCGTTCAAATATTCTCTTATATGTTGAACACTATTGCTATCTAATTGCGGTGCTATGAATTTAGCATCAACATTTGTTCCACCAGGAGCATTTAATGTTAATAATCTGTTTGATTTTATCTTTTTCAAACTTTCTTCATCACCATCTTCAAACTCTGTTCCTGTGATAACAAGTAATGCTCTAATTGTGCCTTCTATATCGTTTAGACTATCGCTGGCAACCAAATTAGCAGCGTTCATAACACTAATTGCTTGTTCCCAATCGCCTGTTAAGAATAACGAATTTTCTAACATTGTAATTGGGTCTTTACCAATTGGGTTATCTTCGGTTGTAACGGTTTGCATATTCTCAATAATCATTTTATATTTATCTGTATAGCAAGTGTAAACCCTTTTACCATCTCGTCTTTTTATTATATTACAAGACATTATTTGCGGTGTTCCTATACTATTACTCTGAACAACAAAAGTGTCCCTTGGGTCAAGATAATCGATTACAAGTGGTATTTCTGGTGTATTATCTTTTGTTATCTCTGAACTTGGTAAAGTTATGTAATAACCCACACCGCAAACAGAAGCATATAATGCAACGCATACATCTGTTGTGTTCAAACTTTCATAATCATACGCATTGTTAAATGTTCTAACAGCCTCTCTCTTGTTTCCATCTTTCGAAATCATTTCAATAGGATTACCCAACGTATAACCAACTATCTCTCTTGTTATTGGAAAAGCATAGTTAAGAACAGTTTGATTGTTAATTTCAGATGTTGTTGGAGGTGTTCTATATAATATGTCTTGGTCTCCTAGAAAATAACGAATTAAATATTCGCAATCACGTCTATTGGATGCGTGAATATTTAATGCTTTTTGTAACACTTCTATAACGTTGTCAGGTGTAACCTCATCATAATCTAAAATAATCCTTTTTCTACCGTAATTTATTTTATTTTGGAATAAAGATACAATTCTATTGCTGTCAGTAGTTATGTTTGTGTTGTTATTATTATCCATTATCTCACCCATCCTTTATAAAAAACAAAGAGCCTAAAATCATTACGATTTTGGCTCTCTGGCTCTTTTATCAACTTTAATTTCTTTTTTACAATTTTTGCACCATACATAGATGTTTGCATAGTAACTTGTGTCCAAAACACGAAACAGTTTTTTACCACACTTTGGACACAACTCGTATTTATAGTTTTCTTCATTTTTCATTATATCACACCTAACAAATTTTGTCAATTTTATAAATAATTAGAAGCATTTACACTTTTCGCTCTACCTTTAAAACCACCAAGCACGTTCATTATTAATCCTGCTAAGGAGTCTGGCATATCGTCGTGTTGTGTTCGTTGCTTGTTATCGTTTTGATTCCAATTAAATAACTGGTTCATGGCTTTGCAGTACATTTCGTTTCCTTTTCTAGCATCTTCACTTTTAAAATATAATCTGTAAGAATTGTCTTCTGTTGCTATACCTTTTATTTCATTTTGGCAAGCAAGTATTCTATCTCTTTTAGATTTATTAGTAGGAGCATTGTGTGTAGTAATGTTGCACCTATACCCTTGTTTTCGTAAGTCATTTGATATTAGCGTTGCGAAGAAATCTCCACCGTTGTTTTTTTCAATACCAAATCTTTGTACTAAATGTTTTGTAATTATATTACACACAAGAGGTCTAATATAATCATCTCCGCCAAACTTATTTAGAAACAATACATCTTCTATATAAACCTCATTTCCATAAACATACGCAATGGGTAATGAGAAATAGTCTTCACCACCATGAGACACGTCGGCATATGCAACTATTCTATCAGGTGTGCTATCAGGTAATTCATTATAATAAGATAGCGTCTCTTTTAGAAAAACAAGTCCATCCCTTTCGATCGGTTCTCCCAAATATTTAGCGCTAAATGTAACAGGGTCTTCTGTCATTTGTAATTGATGATAATATTCTTTATCGAAACCCTTACCATAGTCATACATAAAATTACTTTCACCGTTTTCGTCATAGCAAGGTATGTTTATTATTCTTATTCTATCACCATATTGAGCACCATATGTATCAATAAGTCTACCAATAACATCTCTGGTTGACCATCTGGTTGCTATATGTATTTCTGGACATCTTCTGTAGACACCATCTTTACATAACCTTTGCACTGTTCTATCTTGAATTGTACTTGTATACGTTTCAAACAATTTTTGCAATCTATCTGGGTTACTCGCTTGCTCTATATCTTTTATTAAATCATCGCAATATAAAACATTGCTCGCTTCAACAATACCAGTAGAGCCCCCGTCTATACTTTTAAAGGAAACAGTGTGAAACCTTTTTTGTTTATTCAAATCTAAATATAAATACTCTGCACTTTTATTGACAATATTTGTATTTGGAAAAATTTCATGATACCTATATTCTTCACCGTCCATGATATTTAACATTTCAACATAAAAAGATTGTACCAGTGCTGTACTATGACCAGTACCAAGTATCGACCTATCAGGATAAAGACCAGCCATAAACGTTAAGAAAAACAAGCCAAGTGTCGATTTACCTGTACGTGGAGCCATAGACACAAACAAAAAATCTAACTTATCATCTGCTACGTCTTGCATTGCTTGAATAAGCCCGTGCTTTTCCAATATCCTTCGTCTGGGTAGGAAATACTGTCTGTCTTTTGGTCTATTCCATTCTAACGCAATACAATACGCTCTAAAGTCACCAAGTCGTGCTTTCGTATCGTATGCTGATAAAAGAATATTGTTTATATCTTCTCTTTCATAATCATACGAAATAATTAAATTAATTATTTCATCACACGCGGCAATACATTTATCTGTTTCTTCTGCAACCTCATAATCAACTCTCATAATGTTTAGCAAATCTAAAAAGGCAAGGGTTGTTTTGTTTTCAACTTGTAGATATAATTGTTCACATTCTGATATTCTTTTCGCTATATCTTCTGTCATACTATATATTTATTATTCTCTTTTTCTAGTCCAATTAATAATTGTTTTTCATAATCAATATCAGTAACATTCAAAAATTCCCAAACCATATCGCACAACCTTTCTTTCATATATCTGCGAGAGTATATATAATATTTGTACATCTTACGATTATAACTTGATAAAACACGATAGTTGTTCCGTATAATATATCGCCTTGCATAAAAATCACTAAAACCAACAAAATACATCTTATCTTCAATCATAGTAATCTACCCTTTTATTCCTGATATTATATCTATACAACAACACTATATCATATTTTTCAATTTTTTGCAATAAAAAATAGGGAACCCGAAAGTGTTCCCAAATGTGTGGCATTTGCATTGGATTGAAAAATTAACGACTGTGGATTACTCTATCCACATCATAATAATAACATACGGAGATAATAATGTCAACCCAAACATTGATACCAGATTCAGTAAAAATATTCTTGGAGGACTCGGAGGGAATTGAACCCACAATCAGGAAGTTGCGGTTCCTTGCCTTACCGTTTGGCTACAAGTCCGTTAGTCGGAAGTTCTAAGATGTGTAAAAGCATTTTTGATTAGAATAATGAAAAAACATTTATCACATAGTAAAGGGGGTGATAGAACTTCCGCCAACCATATTGGAGTATGAAATGCGTGCTTCTTGACGAAATCACAATAGGTATTTCTCATACTAATCTACCATGAACATTTATTATTCAACCATTGGCAAGTATAAGTCCTGATTGGTAGCGAACCAATTTCCTCTTATACCTAGACAAGACCAAAGGGGATTGATACCCCCACCTTTCACACACTTTAGGAATATTTTCATATTAAAGCCCTTTTGTTCCCAGACAAACGCTTTTTGCACTGTTATGCCAAATGTCGCTTTGTGCTACTCGGACAGTGACTAGTCTTATACCCTACTTTCGTAGGTTCAACGACACAAATTTCTTATTTTGGTATTCCCAATACTCGTCTCTGCGTACCACCGCATTGCTTTCTTGGGTACTACTCCGGTTAGGACAATAGACAGTATATAAAATTAAAAGGAAGATTTATAACCTTATAAAATAATATAATTATCCTAACCTTTTCGATATTGCGAAATCGACTAGTTCTGTGTTTTATAAACTCTCATACCAGACCACTATAATCTCTTTCGAGGACACTTTATCCTCTCCTGCTTTTAGGTTTCCCATCAAAACCACCCAAACCATTTAAGGTATCCCTTAAATTACTAGGAACGAGATTATATCGTTACGGGGGTGTTTCATTCCCCGTCTTTCATAATGTTCTATTGTAACTTCGTCAAGAAGCACACAATTAAAGTGTACAATACTTGCTTAAATTTGTCAATATGATTTAACTATAATGATAACAAAATTATTCATCTTCTTCATCGTCATAATAACCTTCGTGTATTCTTTCCAATGTTCTTTCGATTTTATTATCCATTATAGTATCAAGTTCTTCTTGTTTTATATCATATGCAACAAGAAATTGCGTAAGCAATATAAGCATATCTCCCATTTCTTCAACAACAAATTCTCTAGCGAGTTTTAAATCGCCATCATTAAAATCATTTTTTCTAATAAGCAAATCCTCATAATTATCAACAGCCTCTAAAAACTCATAGCATTCCTCATTTAATTTCTTCATTTGGGCTCTATAACCAAAGTGTTCCATAATATCTAAATATGGTTTCAAAATAATCACAACCTTTCGGTTATTTATTATAAAATAAATATAAATCAAAAACAACCAATTTAGCGGTTAGTAAACAATGAAAAAAAGTGGGGTGATAAATCCCCACCTAACCGGATATTAACTTTCTTTGTGGTAGAAATTCTAACACCCTTGCTTTTCACGAAAGGAAGTCGCAATAACCTCACCAACTACCAGACAGATTATCAAACTATCTCGGTTGGTAAATATAATTATATCATATTGTCTAAAAAATGTAAATGGAAAACCCATTGTAAGATGGGTTTCCAATCGCTTTAAGATAGTGTGGTGCCGAAACTAGGATTTGAACCCAGAGCCATATGGCTGTGCTACCAATACACTATTTCGGCATTTGGTTGCCAGGAAAGGACTCGAACCTCTAAATGCAACGTTCAAAGCGTTGTGTGTTACCATTTCACCACCTAGCAATTTAGAAAGAAGGAAACCCGTGAAAAAGGTTTCCCGTATATGTTAGGATGAATGTTTATAACAACATTCGAATAGATTATATCATAAATTATTTAAAAAGTCTAGTCGTTCCAACCAAGTTTATTATATATTTCACAGATACATTCCATAACGTTTTTATTAAGAAAAATTGTAGGTTTTCCATAATGTTTAAAACTACCTGATAAATCTGTAACAACCATACCTTTGCTTGCGAGATTAAAAGCAATTTTATATTTACCATTTTGATAAGTTATTTTATCTTCTTCTATTCTCGTATAGTAATCTGTTTTATCAACCAAACCTTTGACATATTTATAGTCATACCCCAAATATTTCATCCTTGGACAAGGATTTTCTATAGGTTTCTCATTTTGCATTTTCTTTATAAGTTCTTGCGTATCATCAGTCATATTTCATCATTCTCTTTCTTCTACCCGCTTTTAAACTAACTATTTCACCATTTAACCTCTTTATTTCCTTTTCATATCTTCTAACTAATATCGTTAAATTTTTAATCCCATTCTTTTGTATTTCACACAATTCCTTATAATCTTCTAAGGTTTCTCTTGGTCTTTGTCGTTCGTACATTCCATATCTTCCTCTAATTTAATAATATCGTTATATAGTCGTTCTAAAGCATTCACTATTTCTTCTTTTGTGTTATATGTTCGCAATCTATCGTCTATCAACTTATGCTTTATTCTCCCCAACAAATGAACCGTTCTTGATGTCTTTCTTCGTAACCACTCTAATTCTTTTTCACGTTTTCGTAATTCTTCATTTACATACCTCAATGCTTTTGCTTGAGTATCAATTAACTCTTTATAAGTATCTTCGTTTTTACATTTAACTCTCTTTTGTGCCATTATCGTGATAATCTCTCTTTCTAACCTTTATGTTTGGTTTCTGTTTGTCATTGATTTTTTCCATATCAACAGAAATAACATAAGGTTGTGATATTATTTCTTGCACTTCTTCTGAAGCGTAATCTTCTACTTGTAACTTAATTACGTTATATTTTGTAACTATCGTGAGTTCATACATAATTATTCACCTTTTAACACACTATATATTTCATTTAAGTCTACGTTTTCTTGTTCCAATAATTCCAATGCTTTATTAATCTTATGTTCATTACTAATGACATTATCAAATGTTAATACGATTTTATTATTTTTTATTTCAAATGTGGCTCCGTCCCCTGACTTGACACCTAATGCCTTACGAATTTCGCTAGGAATAACAATTCTCCCCAAATCGTCAATCTTTTTGACACCTCTATTCATATACAATCACCCCCTCATACGTGCATACAATATAATCTATTTGGTCTATTTCCCATTTAAGTTCTGTATTTTCGTCCCTCAATATAACATTTTCTTTATATAGTCTTTCAACTTCTCTGTTTAACTCGGCGTTTCTAAATTCCAACACAATGTTTGTAATAAAAAATGCAATACAAACAAACCACAAAACATACATAATTTCTTTGCGTACCATTTTAACACTTCCTTATTTTGATAATTTGTGATTTTTCAATACCAAGTCCGCAACCAACACACCTAATTTTGTGATTTCACCGTCTTTTGAAAACATACCTTTTTTCCCCATAATTAACTTTTCTTGCTTACTAACAAGTATGAGATTATCCAAATCAAAGTTTGTTCTATCACCGTCTGCAAACACAACGTCATAACCTTTAGGTGGAACACCTTTATATTTCTTATATAAATACAATTGCTTTCTTTCCCAAACGCTAGGTTCTCCAACTTTTATATAAGTCATACCATCTGTCGTTGTATGCTCATAACCGATAGGTTTATGCGTAGGGGAGATTTGCCCTTCTTTAAATCTACTGTCTATTCCGGATGTAATACCAGTTTTCCTTTTATAACTCGTCAATTGGTTTTTCGTAATACTTCTTCCGAATTTATCATTAAACATTGATATTAACTCAATTGCGCTTCTACCCTTAATATTATTTTTAAGAAATTCGTTTTCTTCTTCCGTAAAAATTCTATGAACATCACTTTTTAACCCTCTATGTGATTTCCAATCTTCCATTTGTTTTGTGGTTATATTCCTATTGAACTGTTCATTAAATATTTTTGCGAGTTCAATATTTCCCCTACCATATATATTATCTTTTATAAATTGTTCTTCTTCATCATTAAATAGTTTCCTCACCAACAACACCTAATTCTTTGTTTAAACTATCTTTTGTTTGCTCATTTGCTTTCGCAACTTCAATAACACGAAGTCCAAGGTTAATTGACTTTATAAAAGTATTCGCACTTTGTGCAAGCGCATTACTTCTTGCAACTTCTTCCTTACCGTTATATTTCATATATTCATTATCGTCCAATCTTTTCATTTCTCTCATTAGGTATTCTTGTATCACTAAAACATTATTATCATTATTTTTCATTCCAATCAAATCCTTTCTTATTTCTTATTTTCCATTTCCTTAATTTCTTTTTCAAGTTCTTTCCATTCATTTTTTAGGTTCTTACCCGTAACCAATATATTATGCATCGTAACAACTATCACAAACCATACGTAAATTGTCATACCATGCACTACGCCAGCAATGTACATACTTTTAACAAATAGGTTGATAAACACAGTTATCGCTATTATAAAAGCGATGACAACATTGCCACGGACAAGTACTTTTTCATAGTCCCATAATTTTCCAGTTTTCTTTGTTTTTTGTTTACTCACTGTAAATTTCCTCCTTTCGTAACTAAAGTATACCACTATTGGTAATATTTGTCAATAGTTTTTTAACAAAAATTTCCAAAAGAAAAAAAAAAGAACGGTGTGAAAACCGTTCAGTACCTGAAATTTTTTGGAATTTGTAGAAATACCAAGGGCATACGCCCAATAACAATATACCATATATGTAATGTTGTGTCAATAACTTATTAGGTGTATTTCAAAATTATCTTCACCACTTTTAACATGATGCATTGTGCCGTCTAGGGTACGATAAGAAGCACAAAGAGGTTGATAAGTAATATCACTTATATAAAACTTTCGCTTCTTACCACCTATATATAATTCAATTACTTGTTCAAAACTATTTATCTCTGGCACAAACTCATACTCACTACCACAATATTCACATTTACCATTATGTAATGGTGCACCGCAGTTTTTACAATTTGTTAGTTTATTCATCTTCTTCCACCTTCTTAGGTCTACCCCTTTTCTTCTTCGTATCTATCACTTCATTAATCTTATCTTCCGTAAGCACTCTATTCTTATATTCACTATCCAACTGTTTTATTGTTTTACCAATTTCTGCAAGCAACATTCCCCTTGTGTTATTGCCCATCATTTTCGACGCATTCTTTTTGTATGTCGCTTCAATTTCATATTCGTTATGCAATTGTCTTCTATATTCCCTTAATCTTTTTATTTCATGCATTATTTTTATACTCACTGCATCAGATATATCATTGTTTTCAATATAATGATACCAATCACTTAATTCTAGGTCTACTTGTTGCAGTTGTGTTGATTGTGTCTCAATCATTGCATCTATTTCATCCAAAAGCATTACCGTTTCTTTTATCTTTTCATAGATTATCTTATCTCTCATAATTACCTTTCTAAAATATCCAACTCATGTATAACACCATTTATTAACTCGCATATTTTATTGTCACAAGGGTTATCATGTAACAATAACTTTTCCATAATATAACTAGGATGTTTTCTATTATCCGTATTATCTTCAATTAAAAAACCCATTGAAGCAAAGCCCATTATACTTATATATAAACATGTCCACCTTAATCCACGTTGTAAGTTTCCATATTTATGTGGTTTGTATGTAAATAAAATATCTCTATGGTCGCAACCTTGGTCTGTCCAACCAATGATACACCTACCATATTCAACTAACTCTTTTGCAATTTGTTTATAAGTTTCTTCGCCATTTATTATTTCATCATAACTATCTTTATTCATTATTTCCACCTTCTAACTCGTTCATTTTATCTAATACTTCCTGTGCTACTCCCCAACTAAAACCTTGTTGATTTATTCCTTTTAATTTTTGAAGTTGAATTACAAACTCTCTTAAACTATTCCAGTTGGATTGTAATTGTTTGTATTTTTGTTCATACATATTTATAACTTGATATGTTTTTCCAATTTGTCTAGCAGGTATATTTATTTCCTGATAATAGCCAATATCGTTAAATTCATAATCGTTTGCTACACCATTTACTATTTTATTCATTCTATTTCACCTAACATTCTTAATACTTCATCAATATTCCACATAAAAGTCCCTATTGGTAATCTAGTGTCTTTTGCTTCATATTTTGTTATAACTTTTTTATTTTTCTTTATATACTCAACAACATCATCTTTTTGTTTCTTTACTTCACTATATAAATGTTTGTAGTGTTCTCCTAGTTCGGCTTTCTTTTCTAGTTGTTCTAATTTTAATGCCATTTCCATATTTTTATTACACATTTCTTGATACTCTGCATAAGAACATTCATAGATATCATCACAACAATTTCTATATTTGCATTGATTATCTTTTTCTAGTTGTTCTATGTATGATAATAACAATTTAACTTCATAATCATATAAAATATAATGTTCTGCTTTATTTTTTAATTTATTTAATAATTCTTCTATCTCTTTATTTTTCATTATAATCACTCCTTTGGTTAAGTATATCATAGTGGGTATAGTTTTGTAAAGTATGAAAGTCCTTTTTATAAAAAATTTGCTCGAGCACTTGATACGGCGACGGGGGCGGTCTCCCCCTCTACCCCCTACCCCCTAATGTATCCAACCAACGAAGAACACCAAAAGCACCACCGACAGAAAAGCACCAACGAAACAGATACAACAGAATTCACCACCAAAGGAAAGCGGATACAAAACAAACACCAGAGCCACCACCATTATAAATATTATAACAGAATAACACCATTACTATATACCACCCCCCCCCCTAACACTACCACTATTATAAGAGACAAGGCAACTATTAAAAATGTATCTTAATTTTTATAGGTTAAGAGACAAAAGAAAAAACAAAATTGTTTCTTAATTTTTCATAGTTTAAGAGACAATAGCAAACAAAAATTTGTCTCTTATGTCTCTTTAAAAAAATGGTAAAAAATGTTAATTTTTACTTGCAAAAATTGGTAATTTATGGTACAATTATATTGAGGGAAAAAACACCCTCAAAAAGAAGTTATAATATTTTAGTAAAGGGGGAATTTTAAAATGATTAAAATATTAAACGGCTTTCAATTGCTTGACGAGTTAAATTTGACAACAGACGAAAACGACATACTAACAAACATTAGTGATTATGACAACATAATCACACTATTAAAGGAAAACTTTATTGAATATGTAGAGGGTACTTTGTGTAGTGAGTGCGGTGAATTCATACCAGACGGCGAGGAATACACAGACTACAACGGCAACATAATTTGTGAAACTTGTATTAATGATTATTACTTTTATTGTAATGATTGCGACGAGTATTACAGAACAGACGACAATGATTACATAGTACTAGAAAATGGCGATTATGTTTGTCAATCTTGTAGTTATGATTACTATTGTTGTGATAGTTGCGGAGAGTGGGTTTATACAGACGAGAGTTATTATGACGAGGACACAGACAGAAATTACTGTTGCACTTGCTATAATGAAATGGTAAATAATAGGTGCATATATTCTTACCATAGTTTTAACAATTGGCAAGAGCACAAAACACCAAAAGAAAAAACACCACCATTTTATATTGGTTTTGAGTTGGAGATAGACAACGGACAAGACAAACAAGAGGCGGCAAGATATATAAGAGATAATTTACCTTGTATATGTATGCAAGACGGCTCACTTGGTTATAATGGTATTGAAATTATTTCACACCCATTAAGTCATAATTATATGAAAGAACACAAACACGAGTTTGAAAGAGTTTTCAACACTCTTGTTAATGATTATGGCTATCGCTCACACGACACGAATACTTGCGGGTTACACTTTCATATAACAAGACCAGACGAAAAGACAATTGATAGGTTGTTATTATTTATGGAAACATACAGAAACGAGTTAATAACATTTTCTAGACGAACAGAAAGCGACATACAACATTGGAGCAACTTTCTTACAGATATTCATAAAGGCGAAAACGACAAAGTTATTAAGTCAATTGAATTCATAAAGAAAGATAAATATAATCACAATAGATATATGGCTTTAAATCTAACAAACGAAAAGACAATTGAATTTAGGTTTTGTAAAGGTACATTAAAATTTGAAACATTTATGGCTTGTTATGAATTAGTATATTACTTAACAAAAATGGCAAGAGATAAAAAAACACCATTAAAGAAATTGACATGGCAAGAAGTAACAAGCAACGGCGATTATTTAAAAGAGTATGTAAAAGAACACAATATTAATACAGACAGAAACATAATTGACTATACAAGAGAATTGCAAAAAGAAAGAACAAGAGAATTAAACGAAATTAAAAAGCAACTAGAAAGATTACATAAAAAAATAATAAAAGAAGTACACCAAAGAACAGACACAAAAAAATATAACGAGATAAAAAGCGAAGCGATCCTGCAACTTGCTTATATTTTAAATGATATTGAAAGTACACAAAACACCATAAAGACAAACAAAGAAAACAAAACAACAGATATATTGGATATAAAATATATAAAGAGTATAACAGAAAACTACCAGAGACAATTTGATAAGGCGGTGAATATGTAATGTGTATAATAGTAGCAAAGACAAAAAAAGCAAGTTTACCAAAATTGGAACATTTAAAAAATTGTTTTAATTATAATGCGGACGGAAGCGGCTTCATGTATGTTAAAAATAACAAGGTTATTATTGATAAGGGATATATGAATTATGCGGACTTTGAAAAAAGATATAAAAAGTTATGTAAAGAAAACAACGACTTCAAAAATAAAAACTTAGTAATACATTTTAGAATTGGAACAAGTGCGGAAAACACCAAAGAACATACACACCCGTACCCGATTACAAACAACAAAAAAGAATTACATAAACTAAAAACAGAGTGCAAGGTGGGTATAGTACATAATGGAATTATAGCAGATTATACACCAAAGACAAAACAAACAAATGACACTCAAGAATTCATTATTAATTATTTATACCCATTGTATAAAAATTATAAAGAATTCTATAAAAACAAATATATAACAGACGGAATACAAACAATAACAGGAAGCAAGTTTGTTATATTAGATAATAATGATAATATGATAATGATAGGCGACTTTATAAATGAAAAGCAAGTCTATTATTCAAATAACACTTATAAAACAACTTATAGTTATAAGTGGTACAATTATGAAAGCGATTATAAACAATATGAAAAAGACTTTTACAACTATAAAGATAATATCAAAAATTATGGCTTGTATTATTATGATACAGAGTTACAAAAGAATTGGTATTATAGCATTGACGGAAAAGAGTTTGTAAAAGTAGGCGACAATGATATTATATATAATGATTATTTAGATACATTATATAAGTATGAAAACGGCGATTATATAGAAATTGGAAACAATGTTATTATAGCAGACGAAAACGGCGAGGAGATAATATTGTAATGATTATATATCTAACAATTGAATTAATAAGGTTTTCAATAAATATAATAAAGTTTTCAATAAGTATTTACATAATGATTATAAAAGCAATAATAAACATAATTAAAATGGTGATAGGTGGCTTGAAATAAGCCCCTACACCATTACAATTATAAAAGTAATATAAGTATACCAGGAAAGAAAAAAGAGGCTAAAAAGAGGCTAAAAAGAGGCTAAAAAGAGGCTAAAAGCGAGGCGATTAAAATGAAAATGAAAGGAAATAGAAAAGTTAACAAGAAGTTAATTAACAAGAAGTTAATATTTAGGATACAGAGCCGTAGAGATCGTGTCTCGCAAAAATGGGGTAGGGGTAATTCTAGTAAAATTTTTGAAAAAAAATTCCAATAACCCGCTTGACTGGCGAAAACTTGAAATATTTTTAAAATTTTAAATTAAAATTTTAATCAAAATTAGAAAACCCCTTTACTTCTAATAAATTATTTTAAAAATATTTCAAATAACTACCCCATTTTCTAAAATTAAAAAAGAAATGATAGATTATTCTATCATTTTTTTGCTTTCTTGCTCCATTTCAATTTGTTCCTTAATTGTAGCCATTGTTGAAGTTGAATTTTGCATTTGATTACCATTAGAAACAGAAATATCTTGTGTATCTTTCATACCAAAATAATTTTTAGCGGAAAAAATATAAGTAGGTGCAGATAGTCTACCTTCAAGTGCTGGTTGCTCTTGATACGCCTGACACGTTGAAATTGCTTGTTTTAGGACGTCGCTAAAGTCACACATAGGGTTTGCCGCATGACTATATAATGCGTCTCTACTATAACCTAAATACAAAGCCATACTCGCTATTGTAGGTATCATATCATACTCGTAACACAATTTAAAGTACCCCTCCACTTCTTCTCTACATTCTTCTCTACTACCAAAAATTGTGGGACGCCCCTTTTTAGTATCTAACCTAGAAAAACCTTTATCAGTAACAATACTATTAAAAGCCTTAACATTAGGTTGTGATAAATATTCACTAATTTTATTTAAACTACTATTTTTAGGATTTCCCTTTTCAATTACCATTTGTTCTCTTTCTTCTTTGGTAGTATAATTTCTTTTCGTTGTATACCCCATTATATCAACTCTCTTTCAAATAATAATATTATTATATCATAACAATATGCCTATAATCAAGATAAATAGCGTTTCGTTTACGTCGTTTACGTTTGGTTTAAGATTTGGTTTAACGCTAAGCCCTTATTTTATAAGCCTTTATATAAATTGTAAACCAAGTAAACCTAAAAAAGATATAAAAAATATAAAAATACATATATATACTTATATAAAAGTATGGGAAAATTAGGTTTACAAAAAAAAATCTCGCAAAACCTTTATTTATATGGTAAACGTTGTAAACCAAGTTTTTTTCGGTTTTCGTTTACAATGCTATTTTTTTAAATTTTTATATATAACTTTTAATTTTAATATTTACTTTTTAAAAGTTTAATGTTATACTTTATTTGAGGTGGAAAAAAATGAACGAAATGAATATTTTTGAAAAATTAAATTTTGCTAGACAAGACGAAAAAAATTTTTGCGAAAAGATAGGCTGTGTTAAAGTAAAAAGTGAAAACGATACATTATTTATACCATACACATATATATTATGTTTAGATAATAGAGAATTTGCTTATGTTAATTTAACACTTGCAACAGGAAGATATAGAAATAGTTTGATTTCTACATTAAAAGATATTGCTAAATATGAAGAAGATTATGGTTTGAGAGATTTAACAAAAACAGATATTGCAGATATTGTTAATAAATTTTCATTTAATTATAAATTTATTAAAATTAGTGATAAGGAACATATGCTATATATTTATAACAAACGCTATGAATTAGTGTTTAATAAAGATAAAGAAAATATGTTGTTTTTATAAAAATGTATCAAATTTAGATACAAAATGTGTATTTTTTAAAATTTTTTTCGCTCGTAAACCCTTATAAAATAAGGCTTTGCGAGTTTTTTAATAAAAAATTACCAAAAATTTACATTTAGGGGTTGACAAGTCTACAATAGTATGATATACTTATATCAACAAAGGGCGAAAAAGCCTTTTGATTAAGACTTTAATTGTAAAGTTTTGGAAAGGAGTGTTAGGAAATGAATATTGAAACAAGTTTATATGAAGAAGTATCAAATATTACAGATATTGATTATGAGGGGTTAGAAAACCCAGACACATTTAAAACATTAGTTACAAATGAAAGTATAGTTAATATGTTAAATGATTTGATATGGAGTTATGGAAAATTAAAAAATGAATATGAGGAATTTAAAGAGGACGTAAAAGAGAATTATGAAAGAAAACCATATGACTATTATTATTAAGAAAGAGGTGAATAGATATGAAATACATTTTAAAAAATCAAGAAAATAAAACAATGCTTATTAAAACAAATAAAGAAATAGGCAATATAGACGATAGAAAAACAATATATAAATTGTTAGATACATTACATAAAAATAAATTAATAGATTTAGACACAGTGGAAGACCTTGAATTTGGTAGGTTATATATACCAAGAGAAGACGAATTTAACTTTTTATGTAAGGTTGGTTTTAAAGTTTATGAAATAGAAATATAAGAAAGAGAGGAATTTGAAATGAAATACAATATAGTTGAAATGGACGAACACGGTTTTGTTAAAAACCCTGACTTCGTCCTTGCAAGTTGCAACACGAGAAAGTTAGCGGAAAAGTATTTAAAAGAAATGTATGAAACAGATAGAAAGTTACAAAAGTATTATGGGTGGAAAAGACTACCTGAATATATGATTATAGAAAGTGAGGAGAAATAAAAATGGACTATGAATTTAAAACAACATTTTGGACTGATTTTACTATTGCCGATAAGTTTGGTATAAATGCTATTAAAGATACATTTAATAGAGCGTTTAAAGAGTGGAAAACAGATTATATATACTTAACAGAATTAGTAATGGTATTGAATTGGAAAATGTGGGCTTATGAAAAAGACCAAGAATATTGCAATTTATATTATACATTATGGGAAAAAGCAAAAAATTATGCGTTAAATAATTTAAAAGGTGAAGAATTAAGTTATTATTTTGATATAACTGATTAAAGGAAAGGAGAGAATTAAAATGAATAAACAAGCGATTAAAGATTTATTATATGACGTTGAAAACGAATTTGATAATGAAATTGACGATTACGTTAGCGAGGTTAAAAGTGTTTTAACTAGCGACGATTTAAAAATAATGAGTGAATATTTATACAGATTTGTTTGTAAATGTAATTTATTAATTGACGATTACGAAGAAAGTGAGGTAGAGAAAAATGCTTAATATGTTTACATTAGTTGGAAGAATTAAAAATATTGACAAAGATTTTAATACAATTGAAATGATTATTCCTCGTTCATATAAAAACGAAAATGGGGAATATGAAAACGATTTTATAAATATTATCGTTGGAAAAAATATAATAAATAATGTAATGGAATATTGCGAAGTCGGTGATTTAATAGGTGTTAAGGGTAAAATTGAAAAAGAAGAAAATGCTTATTTAGTGAAATTAATTGCTGAAAAAGTAACATTTTTAAGTACGAAAGAAAGTAAATAATATGAATAATGCAGAGATTAAAACATTAGAAGATATATTATTATACCTAAAAATACATAATAATAGGGCTTTGTATGAAAAGTTAGTACCTATTATTGATAAGATTAAATTACAAAGACAAAAAGACAATGCAAGAAAATTAAAATACATTACAGAAAAAAGAAAGATAGATAAGAATTATGGTAGAGAAAATGAAAGAAAGAGAGGTAATTAAAATGAAACAAACAATAAGAGAGAAATATAATAGTTTACTGGACGATTTATACAAGAACTATAACAAAGTAAAAATTATTGATAACTATGATTATTATAAAAGCAACACATATACAATATTCTATTTGAATAATACTGAA